GGCGTCCTTACGATGGGGCTAATAAGCACAACCATCACTGCCATATTAGCTTTACCTCAAAGGGCGATCTCGATTCTACGTTCTTTAACATTCCGCTCTTAGGGGGTAAGTAATGAAAACAGCAATCTTCGCTATGTGTGGCATCGCAGCACTTCCTGCTATCCGCGCAGCTATTAACTCTTATCGTGCTAAGAAGGCTATCGCCGATGTAGCAGTAGATGCTATTGAGGCAGCAGTAGATGCCATCGACCATAAGAAGTGAGCTTCCAAGACTGGGCTGCGATTGTAGCGATATGCGCGACGGTTCTAACTGGAACTGCTGCCCTTCTTCGATTCCTGATCATGCACTACCTACAGGAACTGAAGCCTAATTCTGGTTCGTCAATGAATGACCGCCTAGTGCGTGTCGAAGCAATGCTGGAGCTACTACTCAAGGGAAAATAATGCCATGGCAAGGAAGCGACCTACAATCGACTTAGATACTTACAACGCTTTAGATGCTTATGCAATAGCGTTGAACGAGTATTACAAGTCTTTACGCAAGGCAGGGTTCACAGAGACTCACGCCTTCTGGTTATTGTCAGATCGTGATTCCTTCCCTGATTGGATAATTCCTAACCTACCCAATCGCATAGACAATATCCCCTATGAGGACGATGAGGATGAATGAAGCGAATCGTAATAGTCAGCGACTTACAAGTTCCCTTTCATGATGCAGTAGCAGTAAAGAACCTTGCGGGGTTCATCAAGAAGTTCAAGCCACACCAAGTAGTTACCATCGGCGATGAGATGGATATGCAAGAGCTAGGGCGCTGGTCAGAGGGCAAGGCAGATTGGTTCGCTCAGACCCTAGACGAGAACCGTAACCTCACAGTCGATATCCTCTGGGAGTTGCAAGTAACGGACATGATCCGTAGCAATCACACAGACCGCCTTTATAATCAGATTTCCTCAAAGATTCCAGCCCTAGGCTCATTGCCAGAACTCCGCTTCGAGCGGTTCATGAAGATGGACGAGTTAGGCATCAAGTTCCACAAAGAGCCAATGAACATAGCACCCAACTGGGTGGCAGTTCACGGCGACCATACCCCTATCAAGCCACAAGGGGGCTTATCAGCCCTTGAAGGGGCGCGTAGGAGAGGAAAGAACGTAATCTCGGGTCACACTCACAGAGCGGGTCGTTCGAGCTTCACAGAGGCTTCTGGGGGGCGTGTAGGGCGTATCCTGCATGGCGTAGAGGTGGGGCATCTTATGGACACTCGCCAAGCTGCATACACTAAGGGCGTATTCAACTGGCAACAGGCTTTCGCCATCATGTACGTCGATAAGAAAAACGTTCAAGTGGATCTCATTTATATCGAGAAGGACGGTACTTTCGTTGTCTCAGGCAAACGGTACGGACGCGCTCGCTAACCCTTACTTTGAGGACGAGGACGTCTCAGTATGCTATTATTTATCCCACATCCCTAGCCGCTTCGGGGGCTAGCCGCGAAAACCCTGCTTCGGCAGGGTTTTCTGTTTTAATCGTTATCAAACCGTTACCAAAATATACTTGTAACCGTTCTGCCGTCCGGTAAAGTTCTTCTTGTAGGGGCGGTTTAACCAAGGAAGTGGTATTCCTGTTCATCGCCGCCCCTACCTAACAGAAAGGGCAATAAATGACGCTATTTAGCATCTTCCTATACTCAGTGGCTATGGTCGTACTTGGCTACATGATCGGACACGATAAGGGAACAGAAAACGGCTATATCGACGGACGTTCAGAAATGTTTGACGAGTTTGCTACCAATAAGGGCAGCTACTACAAGGACAAGCGATGAACGCTCGTGACTACCTCAACGAAGCAAGAGCTATCATCCAAGACCGTGGTATGGACTACGGACACCCGACAGACAATATGCAGCGAACCGCATCCTTATGGTCTGCATACCTCGAAATGCCGATACGTCCTGACCAAGTGGCGATGTGTCTGGCGCTGGTCAAAGTCGCACGGTCAATGGAGTCACCAAAGGTCGATAATTTCATCGACGGAGCAGCATACTTTGCTATTTCAGGACAACTAGCTACAGAGGAGAATGATTTATATGTTTAAGTGGGATGAATTAGAAGCATTAAAGGAAGGCGCATTGCAGCGCGACGACTACACCGAGTACCTCGCTTATGTTTCAGAGCAGTTGCTTCGTGAGCTGAAGTCTATCGGCTGGAAGCTCAAGGAGATTAAGGACGCCGGCAATGGGGTTCTTTAATCTTGAAGACTATGAGACCGTGGAAGAACGGCTTGTCAAGTATTGGAAGGACAATCCCAATGGTCGCATCTTTACTAAGTTATTGGAAGCTAGCCCTTCTCGTTTTATTGTTGAGGCTTCGATTTTCCGTAGCCATGACGATCTTAACGCTTGGGCTACGGGACTCGCAGAAGAAACTGTCCAAGGTAGGGGTGTTAATGCTACGTCTGCGTTGGAAAATTGCGAAACCTCTGCTATTGGGCGAGCGTTGGCTAACGCGGGATACGCTACGAAGGGCAAGCGCCCAAGCCGCGAAGAGATGGGAAAGGTCGCAGCGAAAGTAAAGGCTGAAGAAGCAATTCAGGAAGCCAAGGCGAAGATGAGCCAAACTGCTAAGGAATACGTTCCAATTGCTAAGGAAGATGATCCATGGACTATCAGAGAAGCTACACCGGCTGCAACAGTCGATGAGGCAGTATCTATAGTCAAGGAGATTATCGGCGGTCAGACGGAGCGCGACATTCCTAAATGCACTAAGTGCCAGACGCCTAAGGATATGACTTGGAAAACCGGCGTATCTACAAAGAACAAGAAGCCATGGGGCAATTTTAGCTGCTTCGCTTGTAAGGACGTCTTATGGTATGAAGTTGGCGCAGATGGAGCGTGGAAGCCACAAGAGAGGAAATGGTAATGACACACGATGAATTGCTGGCAAAGATAAATGCTTTTGATGAACACTGGAATGAAATTCATCCTGAACTCACTGCTTGGTCTGCCCTTCGTGCAGTAGTGGAATTGCATCAATCAGCACCATTCAAAATGACTGGAAATGTTGAAGAAATCCCAGGCTTGTTATATTTGCATTGCAGTACGAATTTACTACCTAAAGATTGGGTTCATTATCCCTGCCCAACTATTCAGGCTATCGAGAAGGAGTTGAAATGAACCACGATGAATTGCTGACAAAGATACAAAACAATGGAACATTAGAGACTCAACTAGAATGCACTTGTCCACATATAGAAGTTAAAGAAATACCAACAAGGGAACACAGAAACGATAAAGCCCTTCGTGCAGTAGTGGAATTGCATAAGCCGATTGAAACTTACAATACAAATAATGTTCACAAGAGTTGGCTGACTTGTACCCATTGCAACGATGAGATGTATCCCTGCCCAACTATTCAGGCTATTGAAAAGGAGTTGAGATGATACGCAGATACCTCAAATGGCGCAGGGCAAAGATGGCGTGGTTGCAACCAACTGGAATCGTGAATGTAATCCCTTCCCCGTCTCAACTTATAGATACGAGGGCTATTGAGAAGGAGCTAGCGTAATGGGTCAGCTAGAGTTTATGAACCAAGACGGCGAGTGGGAGAAGTTCCCAAGCGATGAGGAGATGGCAATTCTTAAGATGGGTGCTGGCATAGCTAACCCACCTATACACCCAGAGATAACAACAGTCTGCCATCTATGCAACGAGCCGTTCCCTATGGAGCAGATTGTAGTAACAGGGGGCAACCCAGTAGCCGGCTACACTTGGAGTTGTCCTAAGTGTCATGCTATAACTAGCACCGGGAAGGCATAACCAGAATGAATTCTCAGTCACGCAAACACCGTGGACTACGTACAGAACGGGTCGTAGCCCAGTATCTATCTCAATGGTGGGTAGGTGCAGCTGTAGGGCGTGGCAACGGTAAAGACATAGTGAATATCCCTATGGACATAGAAGTAAAGGCGAGGACAGCCTTTCAACCGTTGGAGTGGTTGCGCCAAAGTCGTAAGCGTACAGAGAAGAACGGTGAGTTAAACATCGTTGTGTGCCGTATGAATGGACAGGGCGAGGATGCGGCGGAGTATCTTAGCTTCTTGAAGTTCAACGACTTGGTGCAGCTACTTATCAAGGCTGGCTACACCGATTTCCAAACTGATACTGATAAACTTGAGCCTGTCTACTGCAAGTGCGGTAACACGATTATGAAAGGCTCACCATGTCATGTATGTAAAATACTCGAACATCACTACCGATAGGCAAGCTCGATAATGCCAACCTATGAGTTCCAATGCCGGAATGAGGACTGCGAGTCCACGGCTATCTTAGATCACGTTCTAGCCATCAACGAGCCACACGATATAGATTGCCCGTTCTGCGATGAGCCAATGAACAAAGTTTACTCAAGCGTTCCAGCGGCTATATTCAAGGGAACTGGCTTCTATAGCACTGATTCGAGGCGATAATGAACGACATATATTGCTGGTCATGTATGAAGAAAATAGG